CGTTCATCAGCAGTAGCTACTTGTGGCACTATAGTAGTATTATACTTTGTAGTTCCATTTAACCTTCTATACCCACCTGTTATATCAGGCTCAAAATTAGATAGCTGTAAAGCTTCTCCCGGTTGCATGGTAAACACGTCTTTGTTAAGTACAAGACCTCCTGCACAACTTGCTGTAAAAGGTTTTTGATATGAACTATCAGGCATTTACATTTATCCTTGTATCTGTCATGTATGCTTTAATATTTATATATTCTGTACGTATAATTTGCATTTGGCTTTTATATTCTTCATAAGCCATTTGTGCAGCTTGTGGATCAGACCTTAGTACATAAGCATAGTATTTAGCTCTAGTAGTAATTACATCTTTAAATCTGTCATCTAAATCCATAGTATCACCATGTGCAGATAAGTCTGTATGTACTTTCCAATACTCATATTGTATTTCATAATTACTTTGATCTGGCACAGGAGATAACCCAAATTTTTTATCTTGTGTAGGATATACATAGTCAGGAACACTTAAACAGTCTTCTGAATTAGCTAAATCTCTTTCTAAAAACTTTTTATTCCAATCATCATAGGCTAAGTATCTTAATCTTTTTACAGGTATATCCTCAGATATTCTTATGTAATCTACATCCATGTTTGTTGCTGTGGATGTATTGTTTACTGTAACAAATGTAGTCTGTGCTGTTGCTGTGAATGTTGTATCTAGTACACTACCGGCACCAAAATTAGATACTGTTAGTGTTGTATTTAAATTAGTAGTATCTTCTGCTGATGTACCTACTTGCACTTTTAATGCTTGGCCTGTACTGTTTGAATCAAAAACTCTTACCTGTATTCTATATGCTGTGTTTTTTACTGTAGAGAATGATTGGTGAGCAGCATAGTCATTAAGTCTTAATCTACCGTTTCCACCAGAGTTATATGCAGCACTTCCAGCACCAGCTATTGTTGTCCAGCTAGATATGTCAGAAGTAAATTCACCGTTTGTTAATAGTTCGTTTGGTACAAGTCTAAATGTATCCCAGTCTATTTTTCTGTATGCAAGATCACTACTTTGAGGTGAAGCTGAAGATGGCAGAGCATATGTTCGTTGTCCAGCATTTGTAACTTGATGAGTAGATTTGTATAAATCAGGTATTTCTGATAAAGTATTATACACTTCATGCATAGCTTTTAACACAAATTTCTTTACAGCAGTTTGTATTCCTCTACTACTAGAAAAGTTAGAGGATGTTAATTCTGCTTCGTTTAATTCATTTAGTACGTTGTTTACTAATACTAGATATGTTGTTGCCACTATTTTATCCCCATTGTTTTCTTGCTACAGCTTTTGCTTTTTTAGAAAGTTCACCATAATGAAAAAGCTTTACAGAACTTTTAGTGTGTGTCTTACCAGAATGCAATGTTCCGTCAGACATTTTATGCATGCCACCCTTATGGACAGTGCCGTCTTTTTTATAATGATTTACACCTTTCATCTAACAATTCCACTTACGTAATGATTTATTAATTCTTGAATTAGGATCTCTTTTTTTCTTAGCTCCTGTTAATCTTTTTTTCATTCCACTCATTCTTGCACAGAAACTTTTTCTTCTGTTAGCTGCTTTTGATCCTTTTTTTAATTTGGATGGTTTAGTTGTTACAGCTGTTTTTAGTTTTGATCCGGGGTTAGCTTTTCTATAGGAAGCTACTCCTTTTTTATTTAACCCACCGGATTTAGACTTACCCTCTTTTCTTTGCCAAGCTGGAGTTTTAGCCACGTCTTGTCTTCTTTGCAGTTTTTGCAGATCGTCTAAAGTTAGCAGCAGTTGGTGCTCCTTTAGATCCTACTTTTCTCATTTTTTCTCCAGAGCCTGCTGCAATTCTTTTTCTTTTAGCATGAATGTTTGCATATAATCCGGGTTTTTTAGCCATTGTCATACTCACTTTTGTTACTTTGATTTAATTTTTGTAGTATTAGATTTAAACTTTGTTCAATAGATTTCATACGAGTTTCCATGTCCTCTATTTTACTTGCATCACCGTTAGGTATACTTGGTGTTATTGATACAATTTTTTGTGTTGATCGTTTATTCCAAACTGTCATAATCTATCCTTATAGTAGGCAGGGGAGCCTATAACCCCCCTACCCAATGGTTATATTTTAGTTGTGGTCAGTTTCGTCTATGCCTGAAATATCACACATAACAGCCCAAGCTCTAACTTTACTTGCATTGTCTGTTGCTCCCAGAACTTTAACGTCAATTGTATCTGCAGAACCATAAACAGTTCCTGAGTTAGATACATTTTCCACTAAACCTGCATATCCAGTTGAAGTAGAATCGTAACCGTCTACATAACTATCAACATCTCCTCCGTCACCTACGTCTAAAGTAACACTACTAGGAGAAGCAGTTAATACTTCTATACCAGCATTGATAACTAAAGTTTCAGCAGGAATGTCTAACATTTGTACGACATCATTTGCTGCAGGATCGAAAGATGAGAAGTCAACTGTATTCTCAACTAAATAAGGTGTCCTTCCATTAGAAGGATGACCTGTTGTGCCACCGGCACCGGTTTTATCATGTGTTGCCATGATTACTTACTCCCTCTAAATTAAGAATCCAGATCCATAAGGCCTTTGAATACACCTTTGAATCCAGTTGTTGATTCACCACGAAGTACTTTTCTTCCAAATACGTGTAGACCACGAACTATGTCAGAAAAACTATCTGGATCACGAATCACTTCTGTTTTAGCAATGTGTGAAGCAGTTGCTACTCCAGACATATGTCCATACAGAATTGCTGTTTGTCCAGAAGTACTTGAAGACCCAAATGTATGTGTTGCAGCTGTACCAGTTGAACCTACTGCAATAGCATTTGATTGATATAAATCAAAGCCATGTAGTGGTCTATCTGTTACTCTACCATTTAATAATGGTGAGCCACCAGAACCGATTACAGATGCATCCATAATTTTAGAGCCAGCTTGTCTTAACACCTCGTAAAACTGAGGTGGAGCTACAAGCCAACGATTTTCTTCAGGTACATCATTTTTGTCTAACTCAGCTGCTGCTTGAGCTACAAGATTTGCTACTTCATCACCAGTGTTAGCTGATGTTGCTTGAGTACCAAGAGTTCCTGTAGATGCAATAGCATTGTCATACATATTTTTAAGTACGTTGTAGTCGTAAGCTTTCTTCAAGGTATAAGCACCTGAAGAAGTTGCAAGAGCTTCCCAATTCACATGAGACTGCCTTTCCTCAATGTCATCCACTTTAAATGCAAAATAATTGCCTTGATCAATTGTTAATTGAATTTGATCATCAGCAAGTGTTTGTGTATTTACAGTTTGGCCACGAGCATAGGAAGCAACAGTAATTGATGGCTCTTTAAGAATGTTTACAGTATCACCAAAATTCTCAATTTCTCCAGTGTAGTCTGTGTTAGTAATTGCTTCTACCACAGATGCTCTACGGAAATATTTAAGAACTTTCTGACTGTATATAGCAGGTGCCCAATTTCCAGAAGGTAAATTCTGATAACCGGCTGCCAATCCCATTGTTGCCATATTAATTGTCCTCTATTTATTCGTTAATAACACGACCAGACTTCATAGCCTGATCAATCTCTGATTCATACTTCTCAAACTCCCATGGTTTAAGTCGTTGAATCTCAGAAATCTTCCAAACCTTATCACCCTGCCCAACATTTACATCTCGGCTAGTAGCCTTAGTAACTGCTTTGGCAGCATCTTTAGATTTAGTAGGTTTCCGTTTCCTGTCTATTCCAACATCCACTTTGTATAAATCAACAGTCCTACTTGCCCAAACAGGATCAGTATTGTTTTTAGTAATACCTTCAGAAATGCTTTTGGGCTGTTGCTCAAGCCATGTCAAAAACTCCGGAGAGCCTTTAATATCTTCAAAATCAGGATGTGTGTTTAACAGCTGTTTGTAAGCAGATTGAACCTTTAACTTTTGTTCACGTTCAGAAATACGGCCTATTTCAGCCTGTAAATCTTCTACCTGTTTACTTGCCATCTTGTGAGAGATAGTTTCAACTACTTGATATACGTCAGGATATTTGTCTTTAAACTGATCTAGATCTTCATCTGTCTTTGGTGGAGCATACTGAGCAGTTTGTTTTTCAGCAACTTTAGCTTGTGCTGTTAAACTTTCTTTCTCTTGCTTCCATTCAGACAGTTTCTTATCATAGTACGTTTTAAGATCGTCATATCTTTTTTTATACTGTACTTCTGTATCTCCTCCACTAATACCTTCTTTTGGTTCTTGGGTTGAGTTTTGTGAGTCCATAAAACTTTCTACTTCTGGAGTGGCTTCCATCGTGGCCTCGACAGATGTGTCCTCAGTTTCAGTTACTTCCTCTTCGGCTGTAAGCACTCTATCTTTACCCTTGAACATATTTACTCTTGGGTCCTCTTCAAGTACATTAGCCTTGTTGTGCATGTCAGTCTTCTTTTTTGCCATGTTATTATTCCTCCTTTTACAGTGCCTCAGAATTGAGGGTGGCCGTTATTGGCTGATTTATCCAGTGCTAGATGGCAGTCTAGGTGGCTGGAAT